GAGAAAAGTGGACTGCCTGAGTTTAGAGATATTTACGCGACTTTAATTTCTTCTGTAAAAGATGATTTGTTAAAAAAAGCAACTGCACAACTCATGAAAGGTCAGTTAATTGGATAACAATATGGAACACAACGCTAGATCTAAAGTTTTTTTAGAGAAGGAAATTACACAAAAGTCTTCTACTTGTCCGTCGGCAATTTTAAATGTAGAAGAGAACATAAAAAATCGTAATTGGACTATAGAAAAATTTGCTTACGGCCCTTTAAATCCAGACTACCCCGATAAAGATTTTTGGGAACGTAAAGCTGAACTATGGAATACGGATATAGAACACGTTCAAAGTGCTTTATGCGGCAACTGTGCGGCTTTTGATCAATCTGAACGGGTCATCGGCTGCATTATTGAGGGTATTAATGAAAAACATGCGGCTGATCCTACAGATGTTCAAGAACTAGCCGACTTAGGATACTGTCAATTATTTAAGTTTAAGTGTGCATCCAGACGCACTTGTGACGCGTGGCTTTACGGAGGTCCGATACAGTAATGGCTGATTTAGCTCGCGAAGGCGGGAGAACAGAAAGGTATTTACCTAGAGCCGCATGGGCGTCTTTAAGCGCGGAAGAACGTCGTGCTACCGATGAAAAAAAGAAAGCCGCAACTCGCGGTAAACCTGTAAATACTCAAGTTTCTAATACCGAGAAGGCTAAAGAAGCAAGACGTAAAGCTTCCAAGTACATTGAAAGAAAGAGTTCTTAATCATGGATCAGTTCCGTCGCGCCGCTAATTTTTACGCTCAGGCTTTTGACGCTCAGAGTCAAGCTGCAGATACTCAGCAATTTCTGCAACAACCAAGCGTGGAAAATGTCGGATACGCCACGGACATTGCATCTCAACCAACTGGGAGCCCTGTTCCGCCTAAATTTGGTGCGTTCGGTGCCTACAAAGTAGATGACGATCGTGTAGAAGAAATGAAACGTTTTATGCTTCGTAAATCACTTTCAAATCAGAATGGTTCCAATGGCGTTGAATTTAGAGCCGGAGGCGGAACTCCCACCCAATCTATGAGCTAATATGTTGACAGTTAATTGTCGGCATCGTGCTCTTCGATTGTTTTTTGTACTTTGACGAAAAAGAGCTGTTAGAACTGCGCTACAACATTCTCAAAGACGTTGTAGATGGTTTTATTATTACTGACGCAAATAGAACGTTTAAAGGCGACCCTAAGCCATTTACATGCGTAGATACAATTCGTGAGCTTGGCTTGCCTGAAGATAAGCTTCAGGTTCTTCATGTAGAGCTGCCATCTCCCGAAGAAGTGTTTAATCCTTGGATGCGAGAGTACGCTCAACGTGATGCACTTGCCGTAGGGATGCGTATGACGCCTCCCGATTCTGTTTTCTTCTTTAGTGACGTAGACGAGATTCCAAAACCTTCAGCTTTATTAGAGGCAGTTGAACTCGCAGCAGCAAATCCCGAGAGGTGCATCCGATTATCTATGCCTATGTTTTACGGACGTGCGGATTTACGTGTCGTTGATCCTGAGCAGGATTCATCTAAACCTCCGACAAATTGGACTTGTGGAACAGTTGTGCTCCACGAGCATTTGGAGCAGACTCTTTCACAAATCCGTCGTAATCCAAATGATTTTATTGTCGGTGACTGCGATGCAGGCTGGCATTTTTCGTGGATGGGGGACGCAAACCGTAAAAAACGTAAAGTAACTTCGTTCTCTCACTGCTATGACGACATCCCTAATGCTGTAGCACCCGCCTATAGCCAGGAAATGCTTGAGTTTATTGAGCAATATCAACCAGAAGCCGGTGGGACTGATCCGTTAGGACGTAAAGATCACGTTTTAGTTCCGTATTCACATGATCTTTTGCCTCCAGAATTGTTTAAGATAGATCGTGTAAGAGAGTATTTGCTTCCAAATGGCTGATCGTATGCCTGAAGGTCTCCGCAAGCATTTTGAGGAGAAAAATGCTTCAGAGGACAAAAAAGAAAAGCACAAAGAAGCTCTTCATAAAGCTAAAAAAGCTAAAATGAAGCGCAAAATGGAGAAAAAAAGCTAAAAAGCTACATATTTACCTTTTTTGGGTTTTAATTTCGAATGCCTGCCGACAACCTTAGTGTCCGTCAACGTTTTAATGAGATCCTAGAGTCGGCTCGCACTCAGGATCGCAGTAAACAGGCGGCCACTATGGTTGTTTTGAGTCATCTGCAGCAAATGACGCTGCTGATGATGAAAAAGGGTCTATTTTTTTATTGCGAACAAGACACTTACAAAGCTCGAAACAAATTTTTACAGGATTTAATTGCGCTTAACAAGCTGGACATCCGTTTTCCAGCTGTTATACGTAATTTTTTGATCGACGGCTGTGGTTTGTTCTACTTCCGTCCAGATGCAAAGCTTAAGTATCAAATTTACTTCTTTAATAAAAATCAATATAGGGTTTACCACGATGTAAACGGCGAAATCGAAGAAGTAATCATTATCTATAGTTATAAAGTTCGCAATTCAGCTCTTGGATTGCCTTCAGAGACTTATGGGCAAAATAAACGATATGTAAGACTTTCAATTACCGCAGATACAATTTCTGAGTTTGAATCTAACAGCGAATTAAGTTTTGAGCTCGATCCCGGCACGGTTTTAACGCCAAAAAATAGGCGCCCAAACACGCTTGGATTTATTCCTGCAGTTGAGGTTTTAAATAAACCGAACGCAAGCGGAACGGATGGCGAAGGAGAATTTGAACCGTTTATGGAGCAGATTGTGCTTCATGATCAGATGGTTTCGAATATTGCGAAGAATATTGAGTTTTTTGGTAATCCCACGCTGATTAGTTCGCGTCCACGTAGTGATCTTGTCGAGGCGTCTGATGCTGATCGGACTTTCAGGCCCACGATTAGCAGTCAAAGTGGTTTTGGTGGTATCGATTCTCCATCTACTCGGGTAGCTGAACCGTTCGGCTCTAATTCTGCTCTTGGCGGATTAAGAGTTCCTCGGATTATCGCGAACGTCGAACCTTCTGACCGCGTGGGCTATATGACTCCGGACCCGGTAAACGGGGACATGAATCGTTACGCTCTGTTGCTGCGTGAAGAGATTCGTACTGCTTTAGGCGGGGTCGATGAGATTTCTATTTCTGCTGGCGCTACTGCCACGGAGATTAAGGGTTTGATGGGTCGGGCTCAGGCCACGGCTCTTCGTAAAAACAAGAGTTTTATGACCTATGGATTCTGCAAATTGTTGGAGATGATTATCTACCATCAAGAGCAGGTTTTCCGCGAAAGTTTTATTCAGGTCATGGGAATGCTTCCTCCCAATCCACCTAAAGAAGAAACAGAAGAGTCGATTGCTAGATATCAAAAGAAATTAAATAAGTACGAAGATCAAGTTACGGTTGCGATTCAAACTGCTGTCACCGAAAACAAAGTCCCACGTGGCGTTTTTGGTTTACCGCCTGATGGAGATCGGGAAGTTACTTATAGATTCCAAGGTGATGTTTATGAAGACACCGCCTATGACGTAAACCAAAAATCTATTGTTGTTCGAAATCTTCAGGAGCTCGGTGTTGATAGCGTCGAAGCTCTAAAGTATTTATTCCCGGATAAAACAGATACTGAGCGTGCAGAAATGTTGAAGGGTTTTCCCTTCCGAATGATTCAACAAACTCAGGGCGCTTTTCAGCAATTTCTACTATTATTGAATCAGATGTTGCAAGCGCCACATCCACTCGCGCCGAATACGCCCTTAGCGGCTGATCCTCGGCTAAACCTAACGCCCTTGCTTTATAGGACGTTTGACCACCTTGCGCAAGAACTGACTTACTCGGGCAGCTATGAGCCAGCAGATCCCAGCTTCGATCCCGAGCCCGGTCTCCCCGGCGGTAGCAGCCCCTCAGGCCGCTCCCTCGGCGGATATGGGCTCAACCGCCTACCCGCAATGGGTGGCAACTACCCAGGGGGCGCCTTCGGCAACTATGCCCCAAGCGCCGTCGCCGGTGCAACAGGTTACGGCCCCTTCTACCAGCAACCAGTCCAGCCAGTATCCGTCGGCTTACTCCCCGTCCAACCCGTGGGAAGCAGCGATGGGCAGTTTGGAACGGGTGGTCTCACGCCTCTCCCCGTCCCCCAACCAGACAGCACAGTATCAGCAGAGCCCGGCACAAATGTCGGAT